GAATTGAATTCCATGTTAATGATACGCGATGAAGTTAATACAAAATCTGCTGCGAAGAAGAATCGCAAAGCACCTTTTGGATTACTACTTTTTGGTGATTCAGGTATTGGCAAGACTTCCCTCACGGCTATTCTTACTCATTTTTATGCAAAAAAGATGAATTTGCCTTTAGGCCCTGAGGCTTGTTATACTAGAAATTCTGCTGATCCTTTTTGGAGTAGTTTTAACAGCTCTGTTCATACTGTCATTTTGGATGATATTGCTAATCAGGCACCAGAAACTGGTGATGCTTCATCGGTTACTGAGATCATTCAAATTATGAATAACCAGGCTTTTTGCCCTAATCAAGCTGAGCTTGAAGCTAAGGGTAGAACACCTTTTAGAGCAAAGTTGGTGGTAGCCACCACTAACGTAAAATCTCTAAATGCTTATCATTTTTTCTCATGTCCATCTGCTGTGCAACGCAGATTTCCATATATTATCACACCGAGAGTTCGTGATGAATATAAGGATGAACGAGGAATGTTGAATTCTAAGATGCTTGCAGGTCTTAATTTAGGCCCGTACCCTGATATTTGGCTTTTTGATGTCGAATTGGTACGACCTGTGCCTATTTCTCAGGGCAAACGTTTGGCTGAAGTTGAAATGCTACACAAGAATATTGATATTAAACAATTGTTGGTTTGGTATCGAGATGCTATTGATACTTTCAACTTGGATCAAACTCGCGTTGAAGATTCTCTTAAAAATATGCGCGCTTGTGATTTTTGTCTATGTTGCGGTTTACCGGAAACATTATGCGAAAATTTCGAGCCCCAATGTTCAATTTACGAGGTTATTACAACATTCCCTACTCAGTTTACTGCTTTAGCCATATTCTTTGCTTTTATTTACTATTACATTGAATTGATTAAAACATATAAGATATGTAAGGATTTGTTGTATTATTACCGTATTTACAGAAAGTGTGAAGATGCTCGTCTTCTAGCTTATGAATACTATCAAAACCTGTCTACTGCTGAATATTGGACGAATATGGGTCAAAGAATGCAGACTAGATTGTCTCATCCTCAAGCATTATTAGGCTTATCCGCTATTTTAACTAGTTCATATACTTTGTATAAAATTGCGAGTAAATTTAATTGCTCACCACAGGCCAATGAATCTTTATCAGTGGGTGTTACTCCCATTGCTGAACTTAATGGTCGTGAGAATGTATGGTATAATAATGCTTTAGACCTTACAACGGCTAATTTCACCAGAGAAAGTGCTTCTTCGAAGAGTATGGAATTTTCAGAATTTTGTACTAAAATATCAAAGAATGTTGCTCGTATTGGTGTTTTGAAACCAGGTACAGAAAGTACTTATGTAAAATCTCG